CATTTAAACGTAAAGAAAGGGAAACAGAATGAAAAAGACAAAAGAAGAAATTCAGGAAATGGGAATCTATAGCGAGCGGAACTACTACTCAGCGGTTACGGTGATATGTTGCGCATTAGGGGCTGGGGTTTGCATTGCGCTTTCGCTGATCGTGGAATATCTAACAGGGAAGTTTTAGCATGTGGCGAAGTAAAAGAATAGACGCGGCGGACTGGTTAGAAAGCATGGCCGAAGAAGAAGCCCTTCCAGAGACAAGCGAAAATATGACAGAAAAAGAGGCGTTTGAGCTTGCTCAGGGCGCTGGTTATGATACACAAAAAGAAGCCGTCGAAAGAATGGCGGCCTTAATCAACCTCAAACTATAGAAACACTATGAATAAACATATACAAGACACATACCAAGCTTTGCGCGAACGTGCAACAGAGCATCTAAGAGAATATCGGAAAGAACGGCGGGCTGGCTTTGAGAGGTCGGCGGCTATGCACCGAGGGCTTTATCTTGGAACGCGATTAGCAATCAATAGCGTAAGACTAGCCATGCATCGGGATAAATATGACTCAGCAATCGCAGACCTGGAGGGTCTGGCCAAATGATTGAAACCGTTTCAACAAGTAGGGCTACAAGTGCCGTCGAGTTCTTGGAGTCTATGAAAGAAAAAATCGAACTGCTTATGAAGGCGGGAGATGCTTCGGACTATAAGGCAAAGCCAACCAATAAGGCGGTTGTCGATTGTCCCAAGAAGGAAAAGAAGTTCTTGGCTCTAGCCATGAAGCGCAGGGCGCAAGGGCTTCCCTGGAGTAAGGCCGCCGAGGGCACGCCGTGGAATCCAGACACGCTGCGAGCCTTAGCCATTCGACGGGGGCAATACGTAGCCCCAGACAGGGCGAGGGAGCAGAGGTTGAATCAGGCCAAGCTGAACGCCATTGCTAAAAAGGTGAATCTCGAAGCCAGAAGGCTCGGCACCCTCAAAAAAGCCCTTGCCAAGCATCCAGAAATAACCGAAGACCAATACCAAGAAGCACGAGCTAGGCTAAACCTTCCACATATTGCCAGACGTAAAACCTGAACGTAGAGATGGATAATGGCGAGTAGATAGCCCTAGATTTTAACAACTAACGAAAGATAATATATGCCTGATGATAATAAAACTGCAACGACCTCGCCATTGATCCAATCGACTGGTTCTGGTTTTCCGCTAAATGAAAGCCAACTCCACTTCGGAGAAATGCAGCTTGAATGCACAGCGAATAGGTGGGGAGTGACACCACTACAAGCTGCTAAGATAATGATAGATGTCGCCTATATTAAAGAAGCTTGGAATTGGGTGAACATGGACGTGTTCCTCAACGACTACATTCACCAGAACGTAGAGAGCAGTGATGCCGACAAATAACCCAGAACTAAATAACGACTATGAATGAAGAAAAGCAAAATATAACGCCAGAGCCAGCGGGTAAGGCATTGACTGACTCGACTGGTTATGCCCCCGACGTGATCGAGTGGACTTTCGGGCAAGAAGTATTTCTGAAATGCGATGCCGATCAAAAGAAGGGAATGGTGACTGGAATCTCGCTGCGGCCGAATGGCTCAGGCTACAATATTTCATGGGGAGACAGGACGGAGGCATTTCACTACGCTTTCGAGCTTACCACCGAGAGGGATTTTCAACCCGCATAACGGAGAGATGGATAATGGCGAGTAGATCGTTCAAACCTTTAACAACCAACGAAAGATAAAATATGCCTAATGATACAGAAAAAACCGATACCTCGCCATTGATCCAATCGACTGGTTCTAGGTCTGTTGAGTTACGACAACTAAGCTGTCTATATGCAGGAAATACAGCATCACTACTCAGTGGCGCTGCTGATAGAATAGACGCCTTAGAAGCCGCACTTGCCGACATCGCAGTAATGCCAGAGATAGACCAAGACGATGCCCATAGATTACGCAACAAGGCGTATGTCGCTCTAGGTGCGCCGAATCCCAACATTCATTCCTAGAACAACTAATATAGACATGCCTACTAAACAACATACCGACTCCACAGACAGGCCAAGAAAGGCATTGTCTACTATGCCATGTTCGATACTTGGAGCATCGACTGATCTGACTGTCACGACAACTAGGCGGGAGGGTTATATTGACTGTAAACTGGAGTTTGATTTGCCACGGGTCAAAATCGTAGGCCAAGAGCTATGGGTTTTCCCTCCATCGAATCTTTAGCAGAACCAATAAAAAACCATGAGAACTATACAGCAATTCAAGAAAGACTTCCCAGGACTAAGCCCTCAGAGGCTCACCACGGCCTACCATTTGCTAGAGGTGGTAGGTGTCTCGGAGGAACTGCAAAGCCCTTCTAGGCAATCCTCGTGCGATACAGGGGCTATTCTAGACCAAATACTAAGCAACATACAGGAAAACGGGAACTATATACCATGAGCCAGCCAGATTTAGAGACAACTAAGCGCTACTACCGCTCATTTATGGAGTGGGCACGGGTTTGTGTGCCGATGCAATACATGGCCATGGGAATGAGGACAGCCAGCAAGGAGGAAATTCTTGCGCTGATCCGTGAGTGGGCAGAAACTATAACCAGGAAAGACCCTTGACCTGCTTGATATAATCAAGGTTGACAAGGGAGTAAGAACCCAAAAGTATGAACAATAAATTTTTACCCTTCACTTCGCTAGATGGCTCGTTCATGGCCTCTTCTTACACTAGCGAGGTGGGGGGTTTTTTATACCTGTAAGAAGGAACCAGAATTATGAGCGATAAGATTAAAAATAAAGAGAGCTTCGTATTTTACCGTAGCTTTTACGAAGCAATACAAATGCTTCCGAGTGAAGATAGACTGAGAATTTACGATGCAATCTCAGAATTAGCTCTGAACGGAAACCAAACCGAAACCACTGGTTACGCTTCGGTTGTTATGAAACTCATTGAACCACAGATACTTGCGAACAACAGGAAGTATAAGAACGGTTGCAAGGGTGGCCGTCCAAAAACCAAACCGAAACCTAATGTAAATGTTAATGTAAATGTTAATAAAAATGAGAAGGAGAATGGGGAAGGTTTTGACGCATTTAAAAATGCTATTGACTTCCCAGGAAACTCTCCAGAGAAACTCGATGACTACTTAAATGAAAAACCTTGGTAACTTCTAAGCCCTTCATCGACCGAAGGTCGAAACCAAACAAATACTGATAGTTCCGATCCTAACGATATTATGAATAAGAAAAAAGGTAAGATAAGACACTCCTCCAAGCCCAAGACTTGGAAGGTGGAGAAGCAAACCTACTCACCACTGCTACGGCATAAGAACAAGATACAGAAGGAGCGTAGGGCGGAAATCATTAAACGCCTATCCGATGTCACTGAATGGAAGGAGGAGTGGTTTTCCAATAAGTCAGATTCAGTCATCCTTCGACTAGCTCAAAAGCACCTTTAACCCATACGCAAACACATGAATAAACAAAAAGACATCAGAACAGCCCTCGTAGATTTAGAACTCATCCTTTACAAGTGCGCTGCCAAAGCGGAAGCCGAAGGAACAAACCTAAGAGACTTAGTAAGCATGACCAACCTCTCTATCCGTGAAGTGGTGGACGGTTGCCAAGCATCTAACTACTACCTAGTTGTATCAGGAACAGACAATTTTAGAAAACGCTTATATCCAGAAACCTATAAAGCTGGAAGACCGCCTAAGCCACCTCTCTACAAAGATTTATACATGGAGATTCAGGCAACCTACGGATCCAAGCGGTTTAAGTGGCACGACCAGATCGAAGCGGACGACCTCTTGGGCATCATGCTTACCAACGGTAGGGTTGAAAACCCAATCCTATGCAGCATAGACAAAGATATGTTGGGCATCCCTGGATGGCATTACAACTGGAACAAGGACGCATGGCCAACCTACGTCTCACAGGAGGAGGCAGATCACCATTGGCTTGTCCAATTGCTAACTGGAGACTCAACCGATGGCATCAGGGGCATGGAGGGGATTGGTCCTGTCAAGGCTAACAAGCTAATCAAGAAGTATAGAAGCATCATGGACTTGCAGAGCGTTCCAGAGATGGCCAAATATATTTACGAAAAAGAAGATATTGACCTTGACCGATACTACGAGACCCTGTATCTAGTTTCAATATGGAGAGCGAATATGCCAGAGGAACTACTAGCCAATGACTTAATCGCTTCGATAGTTAAGACTATCCCTTCCATCAAATAAAACATAAACCAAACCAACCATAAATATGAGCGTAATCAAAACATCAACCTTTCCACGTGGCCCTCACTGGCAACTGGAACAAAACACAATTGTCCAAGTGCTTCAAGGCAATGGACGTTTCAAGGACTGCTACGTGGGAGAGTTATCTCACGGTGATGAATACTACATCCCCGACCTTCGTAATGTCCCACGCCCTGCGGAAGTCCTTATAGCATGGCTAGAGAACCACAGAATTGAGATTGACTACACCTTCGATATGGATGGTGACAAGGCCATTGAGCTGACCCGTGAGAACGACCGAGCACCGCTAGTCAGCTACCCGTTCGGGGAGGGGAGTCTGTCCGAGGCTATCAACTTCTGCATGGATTTAATGGAAAGGAAGGGTTAAACCATGAAGACTACGCACCACAGCATACTATTTGAAGACAACGAGGATTACCACGTGTGGCTCAATGTCCAGATTGATTGGGCACAACCAGAGGTTCCAGGGGTTGTCTGCGTGACGGACGAGTGGGGAGGGGAGCTTGCCTACTTTGACTGGGCAGACAATGACCAGTCCAGGGAAGCGCAAGCTGTCTATGATGCCTACGACGAGGGGAAACTATAATACTATGAAAAAGCTAATACCAAAAAGCCTAGATGGTCTTATTAAGGACTATCTTTTTGAGGGAGCTAAACTTTTTACAATTGAAACATACCCAGAAGAACACGCCCTTTTCATCGAGCATCGACATGGAGATGTGACAATCGCCTCGTGGGTCGAAGACAGGGAAGAAGTGTTGTATCTTAACATAAGCGAAAAGGTAAGAAACAGCCTAGCAAATTATTTAGCCATAAAGGAGGACTTACAGAACGATGAGCACTAGCATGAGAGAGGAACGGACGAATTGCCTAGATGCGACTGGTTCTGTGCAGGTCGGAGATAAGGTGATGATACTCGGAGGACTATCGAAGCTTCGAGGGATAATCGGAACCGTGTCATGCCAAAAGGCTGATCCAGATTACGCCAATGTGTATGTGCCTGGAATGGGAAAATACATTTTACACGTAGGCGATTTACTTAAACAGAACAATGAGATCGGACAATCCGAAAAATAACAAAAATGTAATGGAATCACTGAAAAATAACAAAAATGTAGCAACACTAATGTGAGGTGCTCTACAGCTTGGTTCTAGGAAACTCAACTTACAACAAAACTATGATAAACAAAACAAAACCACACAGCCCAGAAGCTGAAACCGCAGTCATTGCATCCTGCCTCCTTAAAGAAGATGGCTCAGTCTACGATGAAGTTTCCCAGATCGTAGCACCTACAGACTTTTATGTGCAACGTAATCAAATCCTCTTCGCCACCATAGCATCCCTAGTCTCTAGGGGTGTTTCCTTGGACGAGGTTGCCCTCCTAGAGCAGTTACGTAAGCAGGGGGACGAAGATACCGTAGGTGGATTGACCGCCATATACAGCATACAGGAGGCCGTAGACACACCATTGCAGGCTAAATACTATGCCGATGTTGTGAGAGAGAAGGCCAAGCTACGTGAGATCATCCGCCACTCACAGCTCGCAGCAGAGCAGGCTTACAGCCAAGAGGAAGATGCTGATAAGATTAGCTCCTCCCTTGAGTCTAACCTTCAGTCCCTGCAAGATGTCTCACAGACCGACGATGGCCATATACATACAGCAGCCGAGTCCCTACGTGAAGACTTCAAGGCCATGATTAATGGCACCTACGAAGTTAAGTCAGTGCCTACACGCATTGAACAGATCGACGAGAAGCTCACCTCTGGTGGTATTGCCAACGGTGAGGTGATGGTTATAGCAGCCCCAACCTCATGTGGTAAGACTGCCCTAGCCCTCAACATTGTCCTACAGAACGCGGTGAAACATAAAATACCAGGCCTCTACTTCTCCTTCGAGATGCAGGCCAAGTCACTAGCCAACCGTATGATTCAAACCTGTGCTGCCGTCCCTCTCAAGCAAATGCGTGATGGCGTGATGAAGCCCGAGCATCAGAAGCGCGTCTGGGAAGCTACGGATAAGATGTCGGAAGCCCCAGTCTATACCAACCACTATGTCCGTAGCGTAGACGAACTACGTGCCAAGGCTCGGATGTATAAGCGTAAGTATGGAATTGAGTGGATTGTAATTGACTACCTGCAGCTAGTCCCTTGGAACTCTAAGCTCAAGAAGCACGATGGCATTGCAGAGGTTTCCCACCAGATCAAGCTCATGGCTATGGAACTAGACCTTCCAGTGTTCCTGCTCGCACAAGTCAATCGTGAGGGAGCCAAACGTGAGACAGGCTTAACCCTCTACGACCTAAAGGATTCCGGGGATATTGAAAACGATGCGGACATCATCCTCCTGCTATGGCCAGATGGGGCAGACGTGGACGAAGCCAAGCGGCACGACCCAGAGCATGGATCTTATGTCTCCATTAAATACAACATCGCAAAGCAGCGTGAGGGAAGTCGAGATCAGAAGGGGAAGTTCATCTTTAAGAATCACATAGGACGTTTCTACTAATATGCCCTGTTACAAAATTAAGTATACCAGACGGGATATGCCTGATCCTTGCACAGCATTAAAGTTTGCCCACGATCCACAATCTGCCCTCAAGCTGCTATGCACAGGGACAGAAAAGAAGGGATTTAGATTGACTCGCTCTGGAGTTTCGGTAGAAGTCTTAGAAGTTAAAGAAATACAATAATAAAACAAAACATAAAATGACATGGTATCACACAAACATAAGCTCAACACCTTCCACCTCTTCGCAGGAGCAGGAGGCGGCATTCTCGCTGACCTCTTACTTGGACACAATCCGATTGGAGCGTGCGAAATCGAACCCTACCCAAGAGATGTCCTCCTCGCCAGACAACGAGACGGACACTTGCCAAACTTCCCAATCTGGGACGACGTATGCACACTCGACGGAACACCCTGGAGAGGAACAGTTGATGTTCTTTGCGGAGGCTTCCCATGTCAGGACATCAGTGCGGCAGGTAAAGGAGCAGGAATTACGGGAGAGCGTTCGGGACTTTGGAAGGAGTATGCGAGACTCATTGGAGAGATGCGGCCTCGCTTTGTCTTTGCCGAAAACTCACCTCTGCTTCGCACTAGGGGACTTGGAGTTGTCCTCGAAGACTTGGCCTCGCTGGGGTATAATGCTCGATGGGGAGTGCTCGGAGCTAGGGATGTCGGTGCGCCACATAAACGAGACAGAATGTGGGTCTTGGCCTACGCCAACAACAATGGAAACTCTCCCACCAAAGAGTCCAAAAGCATTGCACAAGGAAGCAACAGTGGCACGTCCAGGCCGAAGCAAACCATCGAACCTTCGGGACTGTGTGCATCCAGAACAGATGGAAGCATGGAAGGATCACCAGAAGACATGGCCGACTCCATGCACGCGGGATTACAAGGGCATCAATGCGCCAGAGGGTCTGACTCGCAAGGACGGAAAGAGTCGGATGGATCAACTTCCCAATGCGGTGGCTTATGGTGGCACACAGACCCAGCAGAAATGGCCGACTCCACTGGCAAGCTGCGGCAGCAAGACCGACTCGCAAGCGGAGAGGAATCGCAACAGCCCACACATGGAATCGGCAGTGAAGACCGCGATGAACATACCAATCGAGAAGAAAGCACAACTAAACCCATCGTGGGTCGAGTGGCTAATGGGGTGGCCAATCGGGTGGACAGACTTAAAGCCATTGGTAACGGACAAGTTCCGCAATGTGCAGCCGTGGCATTCAACATTCTCTCAGAAGGACTAATCTAATTGATATAACAGAACTATGAACACAGACCTAGACGAAGCACGACAATACGCAGACACAATGCTTGAAGCCCTGGACGTGATGGGGAGGGCAATGTATTTTTGCTTGAACCATCCCAACGCACCAGAGTTCAAGGCACACCGCAAGCTCCTCATCGGAGCGCACGAACGTATGGGGAAGGATACCACCCACTTCCTAGCACAGATAGACGAGCCAGAACCTCCTTACTTTCCAACCGAAGAGGATTTAACACAACATGGCTAGAGGGGAAATCAATCCAATCATAGGAATAACCGAAGGTAAGATGCGGACACTACTCAAGTCAGCCCTGCGTCCAATCTGGCGCAACACCTCACGCAAACGCTTCATACAAGCCGTAAGGCACAGGGGGACAAACCCTAAGACTGGCCGCGGTTGGTTCGTCGTAACCTGTGCAGACTGCGGCAGGGAGATGGGAGTTTCGGAGAAGGAGAGACGCACCAAGAGGGACGGCACCCTAGAGAAGCGAGAGAAGAGTGTATATGAGGTTGACCACATCCACGGCATCACACCAATGACAGACATCAAGGACACCCTCGGTGACTACTACCACGATCTAATCTACGGAGACATGAGAATCCTCTGTGTAGCCTGCCATAAAAAACACACATTTGATAAAAAAAAGTCTTGACCCACCACCAAGTTTCTGAAACGATCCAAATAAATTATGACAGAAGAAAAGAAACAAGAAGCCTTAGCCCTAATCAAGGGGCGAGTTGAAGCGGCTCACCAGAATAAATACAAGGACGTGACGGGTAGAGTTTATATCGACACCCTCCTCGACCTTTACAACTTAATCTCCAACAAACCAATTAACCAACAATAAAATAAAGGAAAACACATGTCGAGAACACGATCAAACAGCCAAGGTTCATCGAACCCCACCAAGTTATTTTTATCTTGGGATACTCAAGCTTCCGCATGGGAGTTTTACGATAAAGAAAACAAGAAGTCCTGCACCCTCCCTTCCAGCACAGCCTTCATTGTCCTAGATCAACTCAACACAGCTAAGGGTTGGGATGATCGCAAGGGAGGCCTCTGGTCAAATGAGGTTCGCTCTGTAGCTGACCAGCTCACCATCCGAAGTAAGGATGGTGTTGTTGCTACTGGCACATGGTCAGAAGTTAAGACGACCAATGGTATTAAGTTCACCAAGTCTGTCTATGCTATGGCTAAGGTTGGAGAAGGCTACGAGCTAGTCAACTTCCAGCTTAAGGGTTGTGCGCTCACAGCATGGATTGAGTTCCAAGACTCCATCGGAGGCCAAAGCAAACTAGAAGGTGATGTAGTTGTTGCCGTCAAGGATGTTGTGTCCGACAAGAAGGGGGCTGTAAGCTTCAACAAACCAGTGTTTGGTATTGTCTCTGAAACCCTATCATCCGAAGCCTCAGCAGAAGCTGACTGCACGGATGCAATGCTCCAAGAGTATCTGGACTCATACTTCAATACGACTAAGGAACCGACTAAGCAAGACGAAGTTACTACACCACCAGTTGCTGATGAACCAATCTTCGACAATGAAGACCCGTTTTAGCCAACCGTTGTCCTGCACTAACTAGAAACCTCAAGACGTGGCGAGGGAGCCAGACCCCCTATAGCTCCCTCGCCCAACACCTTTACCATGAGCCAATTACCAACCGATGCCGCCGAGCGCAAAACCTACCCCATCTATGGCGGGTTTATTACATACTTCCCTCACGCTATTGCTGCTGTCTCTCACTTGTCCCACATGGGACAGCAACAGCACCACCCAGACAAACCCCTGCACTGGGACATGGACAAATCTACGGACGAGCTGGATGCCCTCATGCGCCACATCATCGACGAGGACTGGGTTCATGTAGCTTGGAGAGCTATGGCTAATTTAGAACGTAAACTCACGGGCAAATGCACATACGGAAACACAATTAAATAATGGACATCATCGACAAATACCGAGAGCTTATGGCTCCCGTAACCAAGATCACGGAAGACGTAATCAATGGCCTAATGACTGAAGACGAAGGGCAAGCCCTAGTCGACAACCAGATTGCCAACCGTTCCAGGGAAGACCGCTACGAACTTGAGTCCATCAGGGACGACATCCGCCGCATGGTTTACCGTGCAACCAAAAGAAACCTTATAGCATAAATCTTATGAGCACAAAACCAACTCTCGTCTTTAGCTGCACACACGCCCCAGCTATGCACAAGGACTTCCTCCCCTTCCTTAAGAAGATATACAAGAAACATAAGTGTGGACGTGTTGTCCACCTCGGTGATGCAGTCGACTGGAACAGTATTTCCTTTCATGAAAAAGATCCGTCCATGCCCAGTGCAGCAGACGAGTTCCTTGCAGCCAAGAAGCAGATGCAACAGATATACAAAGCTTTCCCCAAGCTGGACTATATGATGGGCAACCACTGCTCCCTCCCAGAACGTAAGGCTAAGTTGATTGGTTTACCAGAAGAAGTTCTCTGTGATTTCGCAAAGCTCTGGGACGTAGCGGGATGGACAATTCATCCACGCTATTCAGACCTAGTGATTGACGATGTAATCTTCAGGCATGGAGACAAGGGTAAGGGGGGAGCTATGGCAGCACACAAGAATGCTATCGCTGAGTTTGCCTCAGTTGTCCAGGGACACTTCCATGCACAGGCTGGTATAGTCTACCATGCCAACAAGGGGGA